GCAGCCACACAGGCAGCAACGGCAGGACGCCCCAGGACGCCGGGAACGGGACAATATTGTCATCAGGTATAACGCCATAGTATATGACCGGTGGGTCGGGTACAGCAAGAATTGTGCTCTGTTGCGGACTTGCCTCAGTGAACGGACGTGTGCCAAAGCCCGGTACAGTGTTGCCCCATGGTACACCGCCCGTGTTACGTGTATGGTCCTCGGCCATCAGCCATCACTCATCGTAGCTGAAGTAACCGCCAAACACTGAAGTCGATGCACCAATATTCCAGATTACAATCTCAGCTGGCCCGGTAGGGACGACGAGCCCGCGACTGAACGTCCAGATGATACCGGCCCCCAACGTCGCCGGCATTCCGAACCGTCGCATGAAGTTCGCCGGAGATGTCGGCTTGGTCGTGGCCGCGACCGACGCTGAACATACGGCCGCCCCTGCTGATGTGTCCTGAGCCTGCGGCACGATCGCGGTAGGCGTAACTGAGACAGCAGCCGGGCGTCCTAGCCCAATAACTGAAGCCGCAGCCGTACCTGACTCCATGAACACACCAATTTCCCAGATTCGCATGTCCTTGGCAGCCGTGCTCCGTAGCCATGCTAGAGCAGCGTTCGATACTCCAGTAATGGACCACGGTACATCGTATATAGCCATTACGCAAACCTCATTGGTTCCGATAGCCGGGTTAGGATGACAGGCATAACGCCTCCTGCTTTGGCGCATTCCTGACATATGGCGCCGCCACAGATAGCGAGCGTCGCATGTACCGGACATAGCCATATGTTACGATCATGCCCGACTACGCCACATGCCCTCTGGTACATGCTCGCCGGAGTCGCACCGCACTCGACGTCAACATCCACGATCGCGCCGCACGGATACGCCCTGTATACCCTGAGATCAGGTATAGCCGGGCTGATCGTAAAGATAGCCATGTCACACCTGGCAGAGGAAGCCCACACCCGCGCTGCCGGTACCCGCAGCGGCCTGGAGGCTGTCTCCGATTGCCGGGGTACGCGACGACGCGAGCAGGAATGCCGCGATGGGCTTCGCTGTACCACCCGACACCAGGTCGCAGGCTATACCCCAGTTGGCCGTACCGGGCGCGGACGTGAACGGACCCCACGTGATCTGGGCCGTGTTGTAGATGACCGACGGGCTAGCCGCCGTTGCTGCCACCGGACCGTACGCCTGGCGCGCGTAAGCGGTCGAGGTGTTGTACTCATTGATGCTGCCGCCCGACATGAGCACTTCGATCGAGTTGAGCACGCCCGAGACGGCCGCCGTCGACAGGGCCATGTAAGTCGCCTGTACCGCAGGGCTCTGAGCCTTGTAGAAGACCGCATTGAGTGCGGCCTGCTCCGCCCACTGCATCATCTGGCCGGCTGATAGGAGAGTCATGATGCCTCCACTTACTGAAAGTGAGTGTCGAATATGTCGGGGTCGACTGTCGTGATACGATTGATACCGGTTGCGTCGGTCCACTCGATGATGGGCCAGCCAGAATCCTCGTCGATCGCAAGGAACAAAACTTCCTGCCCGTCCTTGAGGTCGAGTTCTGACATCTCGGCGGTTAGCGGCTCGCCCTTGGCTAGCTCACCGAAGCCGATGCCGTCTACATGCCCGTAAGCCAGAGTGTCGCCTACACTCGCCATTACTTCTTGCCTCGCTTCCTTGCGATCATCTCGCGGAATGCGTCTTCACGCTTCTGCTTGTCTGTCTTGTCGCCGTCGCCCTCTTCCTCTTGCCCTTCGTCGTCGCCCTTGTCCTTCTGGTCTTCCTCGTCGTCGGCGGCCTGCTGCTTGGTCTTCGTCTTCCTGCTGGTTCCAGCCACTAGCTTGTACTCCCGTCTGAGTTCCAGTTATCTGGGATGAGGTTCCGCGCGCCGAGAGCATTAGCACGACGTATCAGGTAGCGCCTGATTACAGCATGATCGCCCTTGCCACGCCCGACCGCGCGGATTGCCTTCTTGAGATATGTCACGTTAGGCGTCGGGTAGCGCGGATTCCCACCGCTCTTGCTCGGCAGTGCTGCGCCCTTTGACGCTGCCGCCTTACGTCCGGCTGCCGTCTCATGAACTGGTGTCGTTGCCATGTTCTCTCCAGTATTGGTCCCAGGCAGCTCTCGCTTCCTTGCCGGTGAATGTTTCTGTTATACGGTTCCACTCGTCACGAAGTTCCGCATTCGGGCTATCTTCGCTGACTCCGCGCAACAGGGGCTTAGCCAGACAGCTACAGTAGTCGTGAGCGCGGAAACTTGTGTTGCCAGACTTGAATGGTCCCTTAGCAGCCTGAGCGGCGCAATACGAGCACGCGTTCGGACTGAGCAGCCTTTCCCAGCCTGTAGCGAGTGGGTCACGAGTTACGGCCGCAGTCACTGTATTCCGTGAGCCGTTCAGGGCGAACCGGGCGCCAGCGCCAGAAAGAGTGTTGCGCGCCATCTCGGACGCTGCGCCCGGTTCTGCTCCCTTCGTGTTTAGATGGTGATAGAAGGTTCCGTTTGCAACGGAGCCCGTCATACGATGTAGGTGCTGGGCGTCGAACGGAGCTGTACGTACGACAGGGAAGTCGAGTCCATGGACGACGTGTAGATTGCGGTAATACTCCGCAGCGTTAGCGGCCGATCCGGCATAAGCCTGAGCAATCAATATCTTGAGGATCGGGCCCATGTCCTTCCAGCTCGCTGAGAACCTGTTGGGGTCGATATGCGCATCCCACATCGCCCGGATGGAGTTCTTGACATACTCGCTGAGAGCACCTTGCGAATGCTGGTGATGTGCATGTAGAGCCCGTGGCGGATTCGGCGCGATAGCCGCGAGAGGACCGGACGTGCCAGTGAATATAAACCGGCTCGCCCTAGGGGCTCTTGAACTAGGGTTTCGCCTACCCGTCCCAGGGTCGGCCTTTTCCCGGCCCCGTACCGCGTCCCGGTCGGTTTGCGGTATCCGGTCGAAGGTCGTATCTGTGCTAGTGGACATTCAGACCTCCGCCACCAGTAGCAGAGTTCTTCTCCTTGGCCTTGTTTACGCCGGTGACCTGGCCTGGAGTCCCAGCCGGAACCTCGACGGGAACAGACACTGGGAGCCCGCCCTGAGTCGTCTGGACATTGGCGAAGCCAGGCTGGCTCTGCAGGGCTGCAGCCACAGCATCCTTGACAACATCCTTCGCCTGGTATTCCTGCTTCGCCCGCACCCAGGCATTAACATCGTCGGCGGTCGCGCCCGGTATGAGGCGCCATAGCTCTTCAACCGGGATGCCTAGCATCTGAGCGGCCTTGCCGAGCCCGTCGATAGTTGCGGAGAAGGCCCGCGCGCTCGTGTCACGCCAGACTACCTCTCCATAGAGGTCATTCCAGCCCTTCTTGTCACCTGCGGCCAGAGCATTGAGGCGGAAGCTATTGCGCCAAGGGTCAGTGAGGATAGCCTGTAGTTCTTCGACCTTCCGGTCTAGACCATCCCGCGCGGCGGCCAGGGCTTCTGCTGACAGGTTCGCAATCTGCCCAAGTAGGTGATACGGCGGCACCTGCGAGATTGTAGACATGTGCCTGATACCAGCCTCGCGACTGTCGATGTACGGCTGCAGATGCGTCTCATTGAATTCACCGAACTTGCTGGTCGGGTCCTCGGCCGCCCAGACACGATCTACACCTGGCTGGAATGGAACACGAGGACGTCCTGCTTCGTCAGAAGGCGCCATGCCGGTAACCCAGCGCTGCTTAAACGCTTGATACTGCTCAGCCATCATCAAGTTGAACGTCGTTGCGTTGATCTGGTCCTGGATCGGGATGAGCGGCTCTACCTCGCCTGAGCAGTCAGTCTCGCCGTCGAGGTCGGCTTCATACAGGAACCTTACGACGGGGCAAATCCCGAGCCCGTGCGCCGTAATCGGGTCCAGCCCATTGAGATGAGGGTCGCCAGGTACAGCCATCTCTAGACTGATCTGCGACACGCTCGTCACGATGCCACTCTGCTTGCTCATCAGGATGTATCGCATCTGGTCATCGTACAACGTTACGATCACGCGCTGTTCCTGCGGCCGCATCGGATTGCCTGTGACGCGTGCCTCGATTGCGACCTGAGGCCACTCATCATCAATGTCGTCCGCATAGAAGGCCGTCATACGTCGCGGGCTAACCGGGCGCATAACCGGTACATTGTCAGGAGCGCCCATCTCTTCATCCCGCGCCATCTCGCCGGGGAGTACCACGATGTACGCAGAACCATACTTGCTAACTGACCGGTGAACGCCGTGCTGGCGGGATATCATACGGTTGGCGCGAAACGCATTCCATGAGTCTTCAGGGTCGGTACTGGATGCCGTCTCGATGGTCGTCGTGCCTGACGGCTTGTATCCGTCTACATGTAGGTTCTCCGAGATGACCGAAACGACGAGCGGCAGAAAATTGCGCCTGGCCTTCGACATAATCCAGCGGTACTCAGCATTGACGCCCTTGGGCGCGTACGGCTTCTGGTGCTTGCCTTGCATGTACCTGGCGATCTTGTCAAGTCGAACCTGCTCCATCGAGCGGAGCTGCATCATCTGCTCGGCTAGGTCGCTAACCTCTGCGATGTCAACTATCATTAGCTGAAGCTCCAGACTTGTCTCTTTTGCGCGCGCTCAGCCTCGCGCTTCTGCTCCTTGAAGTTCTTGCTCGACAGGACCAACCTCCGCGCGTGGCGAGCTATGATCATCGCTACACACGCGTCAATCTTGCGCGATGACTTCGGGCTCTCCTTGGCTATGCTGATACCCCATCGGTTAGGCCGACGCCGGGCGTTCACGACATGGCGGCCGAGGAAGCTATCCCCATCGTGAACAAACGTCCCACTCTCGATCTCGCCAAGCACCATTTCACAGGCCATGGTGAACTCAGCAATATGAGAACGCATATCCCAGGCCACAGGCTGAGGGTCGCGCCCGGCTGGTACCGCCCAGACTGGCAAGTCTTCCTCGAACAAGTCACGCCAGGTAATCTTGGTGTGCTCTTCCCATTCGTTCACATCTGCGAAGAACGCGCAAACGTTCCAGCGCTTCTTGGCCGCCTCAACAGCTGCACTCACTTCAAATACAGGGATCGGGCGTCGCCCGTCATCCGTCTCCCAAATGCCCAGGCTGAACGTAAAGCCGGTCGCAACGTGACAGCCTATTAGAGCGGTAGCGTCATTGATACGACTACCGTCAAAACCCATGGTGATATCATCACCATCAGAAATGTAAAAAGCTGGATCAGCGAGCTTAGACCAGAGCTGCTGCGTAGTCCATGCATCCTCAGCCGCCTCTGGCCAGTTCAGATAATACCGCTTCGATACATCGAGCGGATTCTTTGGGGATAGGATTCGATTCTGTACGATGTCGTCAACATCAACCCAGTATGCGTCACCGTAAGCATGCTGGACTCCGCGCTCGATCGACTTGTCATCTTCAAAGTCAGTATCAGGCGGGGCCATACGAGAATCATACAGAATGCGCCCGCGTCCGCGCAACCTTCCCTCTTCTTGAGCCACCCAAGCATCAAAAGTAGACTCAGCCACAGATTCTTTTCCTGGCTCCCAGGCATTGCTCGTCTCCAGTAGTCTGCTGCCGGACTTGCCGACGTTGCGGTCGAGAACCTCGCTCAGCGCCTTGCCGCCATTAACTGGCAGGAAGCTCTCTGTCTGGTCTAGGATAGCAAAAGTGACCAGTGCGCCTTCCTCCGTGACCGGGCTTGACGTGATGACCATGAGTTGCCCACCACCTGGAATGTGGAACACAGTCTTACCTGTCTCGACATCATAATCTCCACGTATGCGGGATTTGGGAGGCAGAAGTGCGCGTACCATACGCATTGTATTGACGTTTGCCTGGTCATGACTGGTAGCAGCAATTTGCACGAGGGGCATGCCAACGGGACGTCCAACGCAGCCTCCAAGCACCCGCTTGTCGAAGTCCTTGAGCCTAACTGGCGCGAGAAGCTCAATAAGACTCATGACCGCTGCAAATGGAGACTTGCCAGCGCCTTTTGGGTATCGGCGTACTCCATGATAAAATAGCCAACGACCCTGCTCATCAATGGCATACCACCACAGAATGAACCTGACCTGGCTCTCGATGAACTCCCAGCGCTCGCCTGTGTACTGCCCATCGGGCTGACGCAGATACTTGCTAGCCCAGTGAATGGCCTCCCAGCCAAGGGTGAGCTTGGGTACGCCGTCGGGTATTGTCACCGTACGGTCGCGCGGAGCGATCAGCTGAACGTCCTGCTTCACTTGCGCCGCCTTACTATGCTGATAAGGTAGGCGTCAAATGCGCATAGCAAAGCTGCCAGTAGGCAACCCCACAAGAACCCAGACACGAGTAGGCCCAATGCGCCACTCATAGCCCAACCTTCCCGGCGAACAGTTGGGGCTAAGGGGTGCACTGAACGATCGAAGAGAGGCCATTGCCGAGAGCGACTGCTCCACCTGCTCCGAGCGCAGTACAGTCTGCGCGAGCGTAGCGGAACTTGGAGTCTGATGCGGCGGTAACCCAGCCATCGCCGGTGACGGTTCCGGCCGCTGTCCAGGTGGTGTTGTCCGGGCTCGTCTCAAGGACGACGATGCTGTCGCGGACAGGGCTGCAGACCCGCATCGAGAACTGGCTGAATGTCTTGCCTGCACCCGCGTCGTGCTTGATTGTTCCCGGTCCTGTTGCAACGTGTACGTTCTGCGCGTAGTTGGTCATGGTACCTCTCCATGTGCCCTATGCTGACGGGACGGAATGCAGACGGCCTTGCCATCCTTGGACCGCCGCGTCAGCTGCTGCTTCATCCTCATCTTCTTGTACGGGCTCTTCCAACTCAATGCGTCCACGCTTGCGGTCGGTAAGGGTAGCACCGAGACGCTCGCTCAGACGCACAAACTGCGCCAGGATACTGGCGTTGTGTGTTCTCAGGAACACGTTATAGGCGTCAGCCGCAGCGACGGCCGTTGCCCAGTCAGACGGCTCCCAGAATGCGGATTGGCCGGAAAGCTTGAGCGAGTTGTACCAGCTCCTTGCCTTCGGGTGCCAACCCTTGTCGGCCGTAGGGATTGGGAAGTCCCTGCCGGCAGTCGAGCCGCTCGTCACCTTGATAAAACGTGGATCATCGCCATAGCCGGACCCAGCACCCGTGCGGCTTGCTGGCTTCTTCCGTGGCGTTGGCATAAGCTACTCGACTTGTTTTCTGCTCGGCGTTGTTCGGCGTCATGAACCAGCACTGCGTTAGCAGAGGCAGTCCATGCTTCCTGGATGTCGGAGTTCACAACTTCCCATGGCGGCAATCTGTCAGCGGTCACCAGGCTGATCCCTGACGCCTTGTCCCTATATGCTTCATAGGCTACTTGGCCAATACTGGGTACTGACATTGCCTTCCTCTCCGTACGGTGCTGACCCGGTGACCCTCTGCAACCACACCTGGTGTAGAGGGGGCGGCGTGACCACTTGGCAAGGTCACCGAGTCAGCACAGGCGTATTCTACCGTACGAGCGTCGGCGCGGTCTAGCTCAAGCGCGTGTCCCTCGCGCGATACCCCGCGCGCTCGCGCCTAGATGACGCGGGTCTTGATGTGTCCGGCCTTGACCGCGGTGTCGATGTAGAGCTGAAATCCAACCGAGCGCGCACGGCGGCAGAATGTGAAGTCCTCGCCAAACAGATGGGTGCCCTCAAACTCGTGCTGGAACCAACGATATGGCGCGTTGCCTGGTATCTTCTCGAACACATCACGATGGATGAGTAGACATCCCGCGCCGGTCGCATCAGCCTTGACTAGCTCGCCAGGCTCCCACTTCTCATTGACCATGTACTGTCCCATGCCGCCGATCCCGAAGTCAGCGATCTTGTTGTATATCTGCGGAAAGATTGGGTCAGCTGCTACATAGATGAGTGCGCCGATGAGCTTCTGCCTCCGCGCCAGCAGTCTCTGGACCACGAGTTCAGGCAGGATGATGTCCGTGTCGACGGAGAGGAACCACTCGCAGTCGCTGGTCATGAACTTGTCGACAAGCCAGTTGCGTGCTAGATCGACATGTGGCTCTGAATACTTGCCTTGTACCTTAGCTTGAGCACGGTTGGCCTCTATGAACAGCGACTCCATGAACTCGCCGTGAACCATTGTCGGCCTGACGTAGCCGATCATTACTCCGTTGGCCATATCGCCTCGATATCCTCGTCGGTCACAAAGTTAGGGCAGCCCTCGCCATCCCAGCCGAGACACTCCCACCGCATCATAAGGAAGTTATGCTTCATCGGTGCATCCCCATGGTCAAGACAGGTTGGCACTATAGCTGCCTCGTCAGTCATGACGGTATCCTACCCGACGCGGGTGAGACGCGCTAGACCAGCCTAGGCAGTGCATTTGCAGAGCATGCAAAATTGCATCACTTTTCACACAACCGCAGCTTCGCCGGTCTGGCATGCAGGGTGCAATGGGGTC